CCGCCGCGCCGATAATGGCGGCAATCACGTACTTAACCCAATTCCCCCAACGGGCGGATGCCGCCTGTAGGGCCTTTTCTATGTCTTGTTTATTGATATTCATGTTATTTATGTTTGGTGAAGTATTTGAAAAAATCCACGGCGGCGGGGGAAGCAACCGTAAATTCGGGGTAGTCACGGGCTGTGAACATCCGGCGGCCTTTGGTCTCCGCATGGACGGCCTCAACGGTCAGTTCCACGGTTTCCAAAGTCCGCATAGGGTTATCCGCTACGAAAAACTCTTTCAGCCGCGCCCACACCTTTACGGCCTGCCAATCCTCCCCCAGTCCCACCAGCGCAGCAACTACGGCGGCCATGGCCGGGGCTTGGTCGGCTGGAATCTCGTCCTGCGTATAGCGCGCCGGAGGTCTATAACCGCCCTTGTCCTGATAAATGGGCGTCAAGGTAAATTCTCCCCATTCGCCGGGCCGGGGAAAATGTATCTGTATTTCTGCGTTACTCATGATTACAAGGGGATGTTAATGTCCACAAAATCCGCCGTTTCTTCTGTCTCAATGGCATTTTCAGCTATCGCTTCCAGGCCATAATAAACCGGGTTAATATTCCCCGGCTGGTAATTGGTGCGCTCCGCCGCCCCAACAAAAACGCTGACAGATCCACCGGAAATTCCCGGAATGTCTGTTACAAGCGTGGAAAATCCCGTGCCCGTCTCAAAGGTGGTGACGCCGCGCACCGTGGCAATCTTCCAGAGTTGTTGACTGCTTCCCCCGCCTGTCAGCAAAAACAATGCACCATAGGCGTCCCCATAATCCCCTGCATTGTAAGACCGCGGCGCATATTGATGATAAATAACCTTGTTGACAATATAAGGGATTGGCTCGTTATTGGTTGAGGGAATAAAGCCGGTTGTGGTCTTTACCTTCCACGTCCGCGTGGTTTCGGCTGCGTAGATTTCCCGGACGCGGATGACATACCCGCCGCGGACCGTATCGCGCACGTTGTCAAACGTAATATCCAGCATTTCCCCTGTGTTATAGGCCAGATCATTTCCGGGGATGATGCTGTACGATTCCAGCGTCAAATCTTTCCGTACTGTCTTTGCCCCCCGGCCCAAGCCCACAGTCACTTTCCCCGTGGACGTTAATTGCCACGGAATGGCAAACCCCGCAAAGCTGGAATAATTCCATTGCCCGGCAGGCCCTGCAAACGTGTGAACAACGGTGCTGTGCGTATTGGCGGGAACGATTGTCCGGGCGTATTGGCCGGGAATAAGAACGGTAGTTTGAGCCGTCTCGGTGGCTGTAATGCTGGCCGTATTAAGGTAAAAATGAAGGGAAAAAACGTCCGTCACGCCGGCCATGCCTGCGGCATACATGCGATTAACTGCCGCCGTATCCGTTGCCGCCCCCACGGCAAGCGGGATGTTGATGCCGCCATTGGCGTTTATAGCCCCGTCAAACGTGCCTCCCGTAGCGGTCAGGTGGCCCCCCAGGATCACGTCTCCATCATTATTCGCCAGGGTTCCCGGATCTCCCTTTTCCCCTTGTGGCCCCTGGGGCCCCTGTGGGCCTTGTCCCAAAATAATTTCCACCCGGCCCGTTTCCGCGCCGGGCAGGGTGGCCGTTACGTACCATTCCGCCCGTTGTTGCGGCGCCGCCGGAGTAACCCGCGGGGTAATATCTATTTCCCCCTTCAGGAGCGGCATTTCCGCGCCGCCGGGAAAGGTCAGGAACACGTCATAAAAAGCCCATCCGGCGGGAAGTCCGGGAAAATTGATGGTAACGATGTTTCCGGGATTGATGGCGCTGCAATCCAGCAGCCGGCCACATGTTCCGGACACAGCCACGGCGGCGCGGACCGTGCAGCCGGCCAGATCCACTTCCGGCGGCGGATCAAGCGTTAAAACCAGCGCCCCCGGAATGTTGGCCGTTGCGGAAAAATTGAATAATGCGGGGTCTTGCATATAACTATATCCCTACCGTCTCTTTTGCCCTTATTCGGCCAGGACGATCTGGCCAGGCTTCCAGGTTTCAAGAATTCTTTGTATATCCTTCAACGTTAATGTTTGCTTTTCCGTTGCCGACAGCAGCGAGGATGACAGGCCCAGGCTCTTTCCGCCGTTGCCGAACTCAACGCCGCTTTGTTTGATAATGTCATTCAGGCCGGGGCCGTCTCCCAGGGATTCCTGCCTGGTTTTGATCCGTTCAAGCGCTACGTCGCGGCGGGCCATTTCGGCGGCGTCCTTCTCATCCATGCCGGCGGACTGGTAGCTGTTCGTTTTTTCCCGCAGGGCTATTTCATCCCGGATCTTTTGCGCCCGTTGATCAAGCCCCGCTATTTCCGCGGCCATTAACTCCTGATTCCGGCGCGCCCCGGATTCCATTTTTTCATAATCCTTCTTGGCGTCAGCAAGTTCTGCATATTTTTTCCTCAAATCGTCCAGGGCCTTAATTTGATTCATCACGGCATCCGTAGGTTCTTGCCGGGACAATTCGGCAATGCGGGACGTGATGCCGGACATGCCCGGATCGGCGCCCATGCCGCGGGCTTCCTGGTCCAGCCATTCCCCGCGTTCCCGGAGGCTCTTTTTCTTATAGGCGCGGTCAGATTCGCTTTTCATCCAGGAGGCTTCCATTTCCCGGAGTTTCTTCCGGTTCTGCTCTGCTTCCCTTTCCGCCTTTTCCCGTTCCTTGGCGAGTTCTGCCAGGCGTTTTTCTGCGGCGGCCTGTTCCCGGATCCGGGCCAGGGTTTCCACACGGGACGATTGATAAAGGGTGTAAAGATCCGTCAGGCTCCCCACCACGGCGGCCTGATCCTTCCATTCCGCCGATTCTTCGCCGGCGGTCTCAGCAACATATTCCAGTTCTTCTTCCGCGCGGCGCAAATTGTTTAAAATCCTGTTCCCTACGGCGTCCACATCCGTTTCCGTATTGGCATTTTTTATGCCTTCTTCATACGCTCTCCACTCATTATCAAGAAAATGTGCTTTCCTTACGCGATCGCCCGCACGGGTGCGGGCTTCCTGGTCATTTCCCGCGCCGGCGGGGACTGCAGGCGCGCCGGAAAGCTGACGATAAATGTAAGAGATCCCTTCACCAATCGCCACCACGGCCAAGCCTACCCCCGTTGAAATAATGGCGCCCTTGATGGCAACCATGGCTGCGCGGACGGATGACGCGATTCCCGCCGCCGCGGCGCGGACCACGCCCGCCGCCGTGGCGGCGCCCGTCCGGATGGCATTCCACAGCCCCGCCCAACTGCCTTTGGCGAGCAATACCCAGGAGGACATGGACGTCAGGCTGCCTTTTGTCTGCGCCATGGCGGCCACCATTTGAGAACGGGACGTGAGAAACGCCGCCCCAATCCCAAGAACAGCCATAGAGACATGATCCGCGTTGTCCGCAATGAGGGCCAGGGCGGGCCCCGCCGCGTCTCCTAACGCCATGGCGGCATCAGCGGCCCGGAACAGGAGATCCCCCGCTCTTTGCCCCCATTCCGCGGCGCCGTCCCCCCATCCCACCAGACGGGCGTCCACTTGTTCCAAAAGGGCGCTTAACGGTCCCAGCAAGCCGGCGCCAAAATTTTCCTGCAGGTTGCCCCAGGCGTTTTCCGCCCGTTTCAGCAACCCTTCCCAGCTTTCCCCCACTTCCTTTTCCGCGTCTTTCAGGGGGCCGCCTTCCTTGGCAAGTTCCCGGATGGCGGCGGCCACATCGTCAAATCCAATCCCTTCTTTCAGTTTCTCCTGGAGGGCATAGCCGGACAGGCCGGACGTTTTTTCCATGGCTCCCATCAGATCCACCTGGGCGGCGTTGAACGCCTCCATGATTTCGGAATTAAACCCTTTCAGCCCCCCGGAACCCTTGACCATGGCGGCCACCAGGGCATTCATTTTGCTTTGGTCCCCCTGGGCAATGGTGGCAAGCTGGCGAACCAGATCAGGAGCAAAACTTTCGGAAATGCCGCCGCGGATTAACTGGGCGGCATTTTTGAACATTTCCGTGGGGGTATATTGGGAGGTCAGAGCCCAGTCATTGATGGTTTCAAGGATGCGCTTTGCTTCATCCGCGCTGCCCGTCAGGCCCGTCAATTCCCGTTCCACGCGCTGAATGGCCGCCGCCGGCGCGACAAAATCAAAAGCCTTTTGAACAGTGCCGTCAATCGCGGCAAAGGCCGTGGAAACCATGTCTTTCACACCGGAAAACGCAAGGCCAATCCGGGCCGTTTTTGCCGTGGTGGAATTCACCAGGGAATCCACGGATTTCTGAATTTCCGTCAATGCCTGCTTGAATTCAGCGGCATCCGCTCCCAGCGTCACAGTTACGTCAGGCATTGCTTCAAACGGTTAAAATCCCATGAATCGCTCTACCCGGTCCAGGGTGGAGCGGGAACAGTTTTTGGAAAACAGGGCATGGCGGGCGCCGGATTGCACAAGCACCATGACTTCCCGCTTTTTCACTTCGTCCACCAGCCGCCGCTTGTTATGAAAGCCTGTGATGATATAGGCCAGAGGATCAAGGTTGTTCGGATCGTTCAGCCAGTCCCAGTCCTCCCAGCGAGCAAGCACTTCTCCCATGGTGTATTTCCCATCCCGGCTACGTTTCCCAAACCACCAGGTGACAGCCCCGCCGGGCCCGGCGATCCCCTCGCCAATCACGCGGGAAAAGCCCGGCGTGTTGTTCAGGAGCGGGAACCCCAATGTGATCAGGCACGCGGCAAGTTCCGTGTTGCGCGTGCTGTCAAAATCTTCCGGCGTCAGGATGGCGCCGCCGTCTTCGTTTTTTTTATCCGTCATAATATTGATAATTTGTTAAAATTGAATGAATAATTCATAATTGCATTTATAAACCATGAACGTTTCCGATGTGCCGGCAAGCGCAGGGGATGATGACGCTCCCAGGACTACCCAGGCGGCGGGTGCGTCCTGGCCGTTTCGGCGCCCGGCAAGCGCAGTCATGACTTCCGCGCAGGCGCGGGAAAAGGCAGTTACGTCCAGCACCAGGGCGGCGGGCTCCGCTTCCGCATACCGTTGCCGGTACATGATTTCCCCGGAAATTTGGTAGGTGAAATTTCCGGAAATGATTTCATCCGACCCAGTTACATTCACCATTAGGGCCTTGTCCCCTTCCTTCTCTCCGTCCGTTGGTTCCCAGACAGGGACGCCGGCGAATTCCGGGCGTTCCTGAAGCCCTTCTGCGATAATTTGTGCAACAATTTCGGTATTCATGGTTTATTTGTCGTAGATGTCTTCGTCCCAGCCGTCCGGACCGGAAAGCATGTAGGTATCCGTCACTTGCCATTCCTTCCCGGATCCTTCCACGGATGTCCCCATGCTCATCCAGTTGAATTTTCCGGAGGGGGATTCAAACGGCCCCGGCGGCGCGGCAATCGTGCAGGCTTTCTGATAATTGATCGTTCCGGGATCCGTTACTTTGTAACGGGCTTGCAACACAATTTGCGGGCTGTAAAAGCTCGTGACGCCCTTTTTTATCTTTTCAATCAATTTACTGTTATCATCCGCAAGAATGCTTCTGATGGTCTTTTGTGTGACCGGCTGCCCGTCTTTCGATATGTCAATCTTGGTCCCCATGCAACCCCCGTTCACCAGCCTTTTCAGGGCGTCCAGCTTTTCCCCGGAATAGCTTTCCGCAAGTTTGTGCGTTAAAATGGGCTGCGGCACGCAGGTCACGGAAAGGGAATACTGCGGGCTTTCACGGGTACTTCCCGGCATTTCAAATTCTTCCTCTTCCTTCCCGTCCATGGCCTGGCGGCGCACCCGGCATTCCGCAAAATCCCCGGCTTTCCGGGTAACGGTGGCGGTGATATTCCATAAATCCCCGCCGGCGGCTGATTGGCGGTCCGCATAGGCGCACATTTCAGCCCAGGTTCCTTCCCAGGTTTCTTCCGTATAGCCCCCGGAGACAGGCTCCCCTTTCCCTTTGTTGACTACGCAATAACTGCGCTGTACTTGCTCAATCGCCATAAGTATCTAAAAATGAATTGTCCTGTTCGATGATTTCAGCAATCCGGGAACGCATGGCACGTTGTTTTGCCCGGTCCGCATAGGCCCAGCGGGTAGCATTGCCTTCCTGGACCAGCCACGCATGGACGTATTGGAGCAGGATTTTCAACGGCATGTGCTTGATATAGTATTCCGTCCAGCCGGTCGCGCGGGCCATGATCATAATCAATCCCGCCCACCCGTCCGGCTCCGCTAGTTTTTTGAGGGCGCCCCGTCCGGATCCTTGATCCCCTCCGCCTGGGCAGACATGATCGCATTCATTTCGCGCGTCATGCCCGCCACAATTTCCCCCAGCGCGCCAAACCCCACTTTTCCGGCAAAGGCCAGGACGGCCCGGCGGATGGCTGCCGCATCGTCAAAACCGCCGCCGGCCACCAGCCGCACCACGTCTTCTTCCGGAGCCGCATGGATCCAGACAAATTCCGCCAGGGCATACATGCTCATTTTTTCCGGAGGATTTTCCGCAGGCTCCGCGCCGTCTTCCAACAATGGACCTTCCCGGCGGCGGTTCAGTTGTGTAAGGCAGGAGTTATTCAGGAGTTCCAGCATAGCCATGCTTGACAGGCTGACAGGCCGGACTTTCAGGCCGTTCACTTCCGCCTGGGGCAGATCGCCGGAAAGAATGGATGTGGTATTGGTTATTTCACGCATATAACTATATCCCCTCTTTCTCTTTCAGCTTCCCTTCCAGCACGGCTTCCATAATCCGCGCGCACGCTTCCCGGATCGTCCCTCCGTCACGCTCCACAATGGGGTGATAAAACGCCATTTGCCCGCAATGCACCGCGCACACGCCGCCGCGCGCCAGGCGGGCGATTTCCGCCAGATCGCGCGGATCACACGTCCGCACGCCAATCAGACGCCGCCCGCCCCGGAATTCCAGCACGTCCACCCCGGCGGATCCGTACAGGTATAACAGAATTTTTGAAATGGTTTGGTCTTCCGGATATTCCTGACGGGCATGTTCCGGCCATTCCCGCCGGGACAGCAATTCCAGCGCGGCTTTGATGGCCGGACGCGTGATCCAGTAGCAACAGCCGGCCCAGGCAAGCGGCACACGGCATTGCATCCCCCCCGCCACCTTCCCGCGGTCTTTCAGGCTGCGCGTGATTTCCGCCGGATCCATAAGCAGCGTATCAGCGTCAATCTTGATGACCGGATCATCCCCCGGTATGTCCAGCATGCACCCCAGCATGCCGCGCACGCATTCCAGGCCGTTCAGGTTCCCCCCGCGGGCAAAATAGGTGATTTTGTAGGATATATCGTTTCCCGTGGGGACTTGTGCCGGGAATAAAGGCTTCGCCGCGTCATCAAATAAATAAAATTGGGCGGCCTGGTCTATTCTCCGTATTTGTTCCATGCATATTTTCAAGCATTGGTGATCGTCTTGATATAAAAATATTGCGTAGTTCATTTTATTTAATTTATTGGTTCATAAATATTTGATGTTATCCATACCCCTTGCTGGATATAGATTTTTCCGTTTTTATCCCGGTGCAGGCGGATAGCGTGATTGCTATCGCAAATCAACGCCGTCCAGGAATCGCTGATCAGGGCTCCGTCCCCGCCGCCGGTCGTGTTGGACGTATTTACCACTAGATCAAGCTGAGTGCCTGATAACCCCAAGGCAATCGTTGTTCCGTCCGGCAAGGTGTGCGGCTCCTTGACATAATCCAACACAACATATTTCCCATTTTTCCGCAAAGGGGTGCGAAAACTCAATTCTTCCGCGGTGCCCCCAGGAGTGACTATGAGGGACAGAGCCCCCGCCTCCGTGGACAAGCCTACCTTAGCGCCTCCACCTAAATCATGGACGCTGGTATCTACCGTTAAATCAAGTTCCCCGGCCAAACCCTCCGGAGAAACTGACAAGGCCAGAGGCCATTTCCCATTTTCCCCCGGCGTTTTGGATTCTACCGCCGTTGAATCAATCTTGATCTGTAAAATCTGCGTATCAATGTCATTCCCGTCCTGGTCCTGGCCCTTTTTCCATTCCAGGCCATCCCCAGGTTCCACTTTTTGGGCGGATAAAGACAGCTTCCCTTCTTTATCCTCAATGTTGACGGAGCCGTCGGAAGAACATAATAATTTGAGCTTATAAGGATCTCCATCAGCGTCTCCGCCGTCTTCCTTTTCCTTGTAAATTAAAGAACAGTCCGCGCTGGAAGGTTCTTTCGCGTCCTCAATCAAGGCGCTGATTTTCCATGTTTTTATTTTATTTCCGTTTTCTCCGTTTTCTTCTTCTTCCTCCGCCTGAATTCCTTTCCCGGCTTTAATGACAATTTCGTCCGGGCGGATAATATAAACAGGCCCCCCGGCGTGCTGCCAAACCAGTTCTTCCCCTATGGTAGCCAACGAAAATTCCAGGGAGGTTCCACTTCCTTCCGCGGCGGTTCCTTCCTGGACCACGCCGGAAAAAAATTCCCCGGCATCATCCAGCGTCACAACAAGCTTGATCCCCCCGGTGTAGGTATCGCCCGCAATCAGGGTCCATTCTTTTTCCCCAACAACATATTCTTTCCCTTTAACAATCACGCGGCCCTGGTGGCAGCACCAGCCCCAGGCCCCCGCGTCGTCCTTCCGGTATAAAACTGAAAAATCCATTTCCGGCTGGGGCAGGGCGTCAAAGTGCTGCGGAACCATCATTTCCCCCGCGGTGCTGACGTTTTCTGACAGGTGGCGGATGCTGTCACCCAGGGCATTGAATTTTCCTGCGCTTAAAGGATCGCCTGCTTTGAAAATAGGTATCATGATTTCATGATATGTTTCCGGTTATCCCCTCATGGTGCGCTGCGACTTTTTCAACAGCCATGATTTCACTTTTTCATCGCGCTTCCGTATTTTTGCTTTCACCACTTCATCAAGTAATTGATTGATAATAAAGTTCATGTTGGGGTGGTACGCTGTGGAATTAGTGATGATTATTTCCCACTTTCCACGGCGGTTCACCAGCCGGGCCCGCCCGCCGCCGGTTCCGTGGCGTTTCACCCAGGCGGGGATTCCGGTTTTCCGTCCGCTCAATACCGCTCCGGCCATCCATCCGGCGGCCATGCGTCCCACGCGGGCCAGGCGCCGTTTATATTCCGCGTTCAGGGCCTGTTTTGTCGTCCAGGCCCGCGGGCCGTGCCAGTCCAGCTTCATTCCCTTTCGGCCGCGTTTCATCCCAAATCGTTTCAAGTGCGTGCGCGGATCCACAATCAGCACGGGATCTTTAGGGCGGGCGAGCATGAACGGGGAAAGATGGTGCGCTCCGTCGTCATAAGTCATAAGTTGGCCGCGGGAACGGTAATAGCGGGGCTTGGCAAATTCAGAGCCCATAATATCCCAGCGGATCCGCGTTTCCTGGCGGTTTTTCGCTTCCGCTCCCTGGACGCGGGATCCATTTTTCCCCCCGCCTGAAGGCGGCGTCCAGTCAATCGCCGCTTTCGTGAAAATCCGGCCATAGTCCAGGGCAGCTTCATGAGCCGCCTCACGGGCGCCGGCTTCCAGTTCCCGGCAAAGCCGGGTGAATCCGGCCATGTGGAATTCTGTCCGGATTTTCATGACGCAAGATCCATGTGGATCATGGGATCTGAGTTCCCGCTTGTTACCGTGGTAATATAATATATGACTGGCTGATCCCCCAGCGGGGCGGAAACGGTGAGGCGGTCTCCGGCATGCGGACGCTGGGGAAGATCATGGGCTCTCAACATGCAATGTGCCGTGACCTGTTTTTCCGCGCCTCCGATTTCTACGGTGTACCCCACGGCGGCGGGGGAAACAACGGCGTAACAATCCGCATACACGGAGCCTTTACGCAACAGCCGTACACGTTCCCCCAATTCCCGGATCATGTCATCCCCTCCGGCCTTTAATAACTCGCGTACACTCATTTATGATAGCATAGGGAAAAGGGCCGCCGCCCGGACGTTTGCACGGTTCCGACGGCGGCCCAGGTTATAGTTCAGCAAATACCGGGGCAGTTATGCCGCAGGGTCTTCTTCTCCGGAGGCTTTTTCGGACGCGGATTCGGATGCCGCGGCGGCGGT